AAGATACTCTAGCTATAGCGTAGCAATAAAAAGCCTCCCGAGGCACGCTCCCGAGAGGCTTGAGGTCTTCGTCAACCAAGTTCAGCTTACATCGACTGCACTGCTCTGCCCAAAACCGGATCAAGCTTGCCAGCGAGACGAGCTTCGTTCATCAAGCGCTTCGCCTTGTCAGGATCTTTTTGTAGCAACTCAGCTGCCTTAGTTGCATTTACGCTGTCTTTGCTGAAGGGATTATTTGAATAAGTCGTTGTTGCGGCGCGAGTTGTTGTCATACCCGACCCAGTTGCACCACTACCGGCGAAGTAAACAGCAAATTCTTCGTCGTCACGCAATTTTGTAACGGCGTCACGCAAAGAAACGGGATCATCTTCCGACCCAAAAACAACTGTACTTTCGTCATCAAGGAGACGGAACTTTTCCTTCATCAACTTATAGAGATGTGAAGGGCGACGACACTCAGCTTTTGATAGCTCGTCTGTCACAAAACGCTCAAGCTTGCTTTCACGACGCTTCTCACGTTCTTGATTGCGCTCGTTTTCGAGCTGTTCGTTTGTTTTGCGCAGATCAGTCAGCTCTTTGCGCAGCGATGCAAACTGCGCCTTCATCGCTTCGTTCATCGCGTCAGCGGGCGTTTGGCCTTGAGCCTGCTGCTGCGACTGAGCCTGAAGCTCGGACTGGCCATCGTCGCTATCTTCCCTCTTGCGCAACCCTGCAATGCGCTCAGCAATTGCATCTTCGTCAAGATCATCGCTCAGCTCAATGCCAGCGACCTTCAAAAAGCTGTCAACCGTCTTTTTCTTTTTAAGATCCTTGAGAAGTCCCTGGTTTGTTGCCTTTAGCTTTGTGCTCTCACTTTCAAGACTCTCGGTGCGCTTTTCCAGCGCTTGAATAGCAGCAAGCGCCTCTTCGAGAGTTTCGGGTACCTGGGCAGGCATGTAAAAACATGAGTTGACTCGTTAAATAGTAGCACTGTCTGCTTCGACTAGCTCAACAGAAGCCTCCATAGTCTCAAGATCACGGCCCTCGCTCGCCGGAGACGTGTTATCCACTGGCACCTGACCACGATTTGTCAACTGTGCCCCACCAGCAAGCCCCAACTCGCGTGCGGTCTCAGTTCCATCAAGATCCATGTCACTCAAGAGTTGCTTCACGCTGAAGTCAGGCAGACCTTCAAACATCTCGCCAGCCTCCAGCATCCGCAGGAACATCTCAATCGTGATCGCATTGCTGTCCTTGAACAGCGAACTGAGTGCCATCACCTGCTGAGAGTGCAGCTTCACGGGGATGAAGTTCTTGCTAATCGTCACGCGCACTTCAGGGATGCTGCGATAGGCAGCGGCGTAGAGCAATGCTCGATTTAACGCATCCTCAAGCCCTTGCACGAGCACAGCTAGCTGTGAATCACTCTGAGAACGATCCAGGAGCTTCGCAAAACCGCTTTCTGCCTGCGTTTTACCCGTTGTCATAGCAACAGCAGCAAGGCGCTCCATAGCCTGCTCAATACGTCTCAGATTCTCCAGCGTGACCGATGCGCCCTCCATAGAGGCACTCATCAGATTGAACTTGGCATCAGGGTTCTGCGAGAACAGAGCACGACCAGCGCCAGCCTTGATCTCATCATCAGGACGCACGCCCGTGCCAGTCAAGATCGGCGAGGAAGTCAAGTGGATGGTCTCTGCAAGATCGGCAGAGATGCTCCAATGATTCAAATTAAGACGTGCAATGTCAAAAAGCAAGGGGCGGGCACGAAAAAACGCTTCTTTTTTGCCACCAAAAACAGGCACAAACGGGATAAACGGGATTGAAAGGTAAGTCGTCTCTTCAAGCAAGTATTTATCTACATTGCCCGGCTCGTTTTTCTTGGTGTATAAGCGACAGCGAACACGTTGCTGAGAAATTGCAGGTTCAGGCTCATCAGAAAGCTCAGAAACACTGTTATCTGCAAGATTTGCAATGTCATAAACACGTACAGCGGGGATGACTTCTTCAAAAAACTCGTTTTGTTCGCTTTGACGACGCACTTCTGTCTTGACGCGCAAGTAAGTAGGGAATGCGCCAAATATATTCTGCGCCCCTATATCCGCATTGAACACGTCATAGCGACATTCAAGTACCTGCTCCATGCGCATTAGCACAAAGTAAGGGCGTGGATTGAGACGACGCTCTTCTGCAGCGCTCAGATTCTCTGGAAGCTTGGGGTACTCAACCCAAATCCCAGAAACACCACCATCAAGCGCCTCTGTAAAAGCCTCTTTGGCAAAGGAGAGCACAGAATGCCCTTCAAGATCTACATCTTCAAAAAAATTACCCCACTCCGAGGGAATGGTTTCAGGGACACCAACACCTTTTCGTAGCGCTGTCCCGCAAACCAAATCACGAAGGTGGCAGTAGTAGTTCTGAAAGCTGCTTTGCGAGCGTGTTTTGCGAACTTGATAGCTTTTGTCTTCTTCCAGATAGTCTTGAGGAAGATATTCGTCGGACGCTTCAAAAAGATAGAACTCGGGCAGCGTACAAAAACGAATCGGCGCAAGACGTGAAAATTGCTCCGCTTGCTCTAACGAGTAGGCATCAACGCCAGATACTTCTTCAAACGACTGCTCATACTCCGGGTAGCGGCGTTCAAAAGGGAGTACTAGGTTGTCAGCCGCTGGTACAAGAGAATTGGGGACGATAGCCACTGCTTTTGCGCCTGCAATACAAGCAGTGTAGCTCTATCGCGTTCAACGCCAACGTGGGCGACTGAAGTGAGCTGTTGCGCGTGGCATTGTGTGCCAAATCAAATACCGCAAAGCATCACCTGCGTGAGAAAGATCATGCTTGCCGCCCTTCATTGGACGATAGCTTTCATCATAACCCCAGTTCTCAAGACTTTGCAAGGTTTCTGGGCACGCCGTTGGATTTACAAGAACAGAACATGCGTGAATGTGAAGATTGGTGTGGGCAATGGTTTCCGCGACAGGTGGATTTCTTCGTTCTGCAACAACCTTGATGCCCGCATTGCGCAATATGTCGTGATCACTCTCGGTTGCACTGGTGCTGGCATGACTGCCACTGGCATCTGGATGGCAAGTCACCATCCCATTCGCTACCTGCCTAGGGAATCGACGCTTGATGTGTTCGACGAGATCAAAGGTTGTGCGGCACATGTGCTCTTCAAATATGTGAACCGCCTGCCCAGTCGGCGAGGGACGAACAACGGCGTAGCAAGACATGCTGTTCCCAATGTTGAAGTCGGCGCCAAAAATAATTCTTTCGTGAGGTTCTGGATGGAAAACGCTCGTGCAATGCTTCTGACGATCAAATTCATGGAATACAGTTGCCTGCGCAAGATTGACAAACTCGCCATTCAAATAAGCCTCAATCAGGTTTGCTGGGTATGTTGCGCGTAGGTTTTCGATGAAGCCTGGATCAAGATAAGGATTGTCAGCAGTTTTTGCTTTATAAAGCGCCTTCTCGTCTGATGATTCACGCACGAACATGTTGTAGAGAGCTTTGTGACCCTCGGGCGTAGATGCAAAGCAAAGCTGAGGGCATTTGCCCACACGAACGCGCCCTTGCAGTTTTACAATTGCCGCCTCTGCTGTTTGCGTCGAAACTGTATCAATTTCGTCAACAACCATACTTGCAGCATTAACCCCGATGATTCTATTGTAATTTTCAAATGAACGCAAAAGAACAGGAGTATCGCCCTTGGGAAGTTTTAATGTAAATACTGGGAGTGGGCTAGTTCTAAATTCATAGGGTATGCTGTAGCGATCAAGAACATTCTGCCAAGCAGGAATTGCAACGTCACGGAGCAGCGGGATTGTGGGCTCTAGGAATAAGTGCGTGAAGCCCTGACTGCGAAAACAAAGCAACACAGACTTTGTAACTGCTGCAAAACTCTTCCCGCTACCAAATCCGCCGCACAGTGCAACCATGCGATGATCAAAGTCAGTTACAAAATCTTTTTGATGCGGTAGCAAGTCAGACGATATTCTTATCTCACAGTTTTCGTAATCAAAACTATTGTTACCGCGCTTTGCGATTGCACGCATTTTTGACGTGTCGCTGAATAGCCCAAGCGATTGGAGCGCTGCTCGATCTGCGTAACGACTACTGCGTGCTTTGGCTGGCATGTTTTCCCCTTGATCTACAAAAGATAGCAGAGCTTCACTCTGTTGCTTCTTTTAGCTCTTGTTGCATGTATTGCAGGAGGGCTTGATCGGCGGCGGTGAAAGCAGAAGGAGGCTTAAGTTGAAGCTCTAGAATTCGTAATTTAAGCTGACGTGCGTAGAGATCATTGATTTTTGCTTGTACTTCTGCCGACTTTGCGTAACGTGTTTCAACTGTCACAACGGCGGTAACAAGAGCAACTAGCAAAGCAGTAGCAGCCGCAAAGACTTCCAAATGACGACTATTCATTTCTTTTTACGTTTGTGTTGATAGCTAATGCGTTTACTGCTTGTCTTTGCACGCTTGAAGTGTTTCCTCTCTTTGGGTGTCAACTCTTTGCTTGTTTTCGGCGTATCGGCAGAAACTCGCTTTGATGGGCGGCAAGCAGGATAGCCACGACGCTTCTCCCCCTCAGAGCGCCCACAAGGCTTACCCGTCTTGATGTCAACCCACTCTTCTTTGAACCAGCGAGAGAGGCCCGAAGAGGCGCGACGAGAGCTGCTGGAACGAGGGCGAGGCATAGCAAGTCAGCTCTTCTCTACACGATAACGCCCACCACGCTTTTTATATTCACGCACTAACCAGGCATTTGCGTATGCGCTTGGGTAGACTTTGAATTTGCGTTTAGCAGCTGCTTTGACACGAGCGTAGAGAGCTTTGTCAACAGGGACGTTCTTCGACATTCTGCGTCTCGTCAGACACTTCGACTAAAGCATAGCTCTTCATCTTTGTTTCAAGCGCTCGTGATACGTCTTCAAGTTGCTCAAGTGTTGGGTAGAACTCAACGCGACAAAACGCAAGCTTGTCAACATCAAGATCAAGCTCAATACGTTTGACGAATTTTAGATCAAGCTTAAGTGCAGCAAGAATTGCAGGGGCGATATGCGTGGAAGAAACAACTTGTTGCATCAATCTTCAATAAAAACAAAGCTGTCAGGGATCATATCAGCATCTGTCAAGCTATGAAACGGTTTTTGAGCAAGTGCGTCAGGAATAAAGTACAGCGTCATGTTATTGTCTTTGAAAGTAACGATAACGTATTCAACATCGTTAATTTTTTGAGTCATGCGTAGCAATAATCGACAATTTGTTTTATTTCTCGATAAATAACATATACGATTAAAGTCATCAGGTCGCAAATGCTCTTGCAAAAACGCGATTAAATCGTGTCTTGAGAGTGCTTCAGTCACGTGACGCAATTACTGACGGTATTTACAGGAATATTAGGGTGTCTTGGGGCTTGCGACAGTTCAACAAAGCGCTTAAACTGTTGCAAATCACGAATATCTTTCAAAATTGCGTTAATTGCAGCATTTAGTTCTTGATTTTCTTCTTTCAATTCAGCAACAAGCGTCTCTAGCTCTGCGATTCGCTCTTTTTTGCTTGACATGCGATGAAAGAAGAAATGCTGAAGAGCCCTTACCGCCTCATAAGGCACGTGCTCTCACTCTTCAGCGGGTACTAGAGAGCTTGTGCAGACTATCACTATCGGCGAAATATGTCAACTATGCTTATTTTGTAGCTAACTTGCTGCTTTGTAGTACATCAACTCTTTGCTATGTGTATTTGCGCCCTCAGTTCTTCTTGATGTAACTGAATTCCTAAAGAATGTAAACGGTAGATAACTTGGCACTGCATTTGTTTTTGGGCAAACTGCTTCACAGACAATCACTTGCCCTTTTAATTTGCATACAGCATTGGATAGTCGCTCATAGTCAAACTCTGTTTTCATCTTGTATTTGTAATTAAACATATAAACAGGGTCGATGAACCAAGTGATCTCTGAGTCATCCCTGAGCGGCGACTCAAGCAGCTCAAAGCCGTCTGGGTGCAGCTCCCAGTGCTTCACGCAGCGCACGTCCGTAGAGACTCTTCTGCGCGTGTTCTCGGTCCACTGGCCAGGCATATTCCCCCAGGGCGAAATCGTCCAGCAATCGCCCACGTTGTTCGTTCTCTGCCAGTTCTTCAAAAGCAACTGCTGCCCCTTAGACATTGGGATCATGCGAATGTCAAGCCCAACAGGAATGTCAGTCGGAATCTCAGACACGGACTCCTGAGTCGCATCTTCTATGAGCCATGCCCAAAGCTCAGAAATATGCGCATCTGTCTCTGCAAGTTTTACATCGCAATGACTAAAACGAAGGCTGTAACCCGCGCCCCCGCCGAAGGGTTCAATGATCTTTGAGGCGTGCGGAGAGGGATAGTATCTGGAGTTCTGCCACTTCGACCCAAACCACTTAAACAGCGGCCCTGAACAGCTATAGCGTCTTTCT